CACCTTTCTCGCCATTCTCTTTGACCAGTTCGTTATCCCAATCTTTAGTCAAGCAGTCAGCGTCACACACAAAGTTAAGTAATGGGTTGGAGTTACTAACAGCTTCTAGCAACTCTTCTAGCTTCGGTCTGTATGGGTATCCGCGTTGTTCCACATTCAATGCGGATTTATTTACTGTTACGTGCATCTTTATTCTCCTCAATTAAAAGTTAAACTTGCCTAGGATTTCATCTACTCTATGCTTCACCAACGTTCTTGCTTCAGGATTGTCACGCAAGCTCTCAGCGTCGTGATGGTTGATTGCGTCATGTAAACCAAGACGAGCCTGCTCCATGCTAGGGTCGTTGGTGAGGTTGAAGTGTTTAAGTAAATCAACTAACTCCACAGCGTTCTCTACTAAGCTGTCTCTGAACACTTTGGTATAGACTTTCTCGCCGTTCTTCAACTCCCTCGGTGTATCTAAGTCAGACAACCTATCACTCATGCGTAGCAACTGTTCGTGCAATCTAGTCCATGCGTCCTTCATAGCAAGGTCTAGTCTGTCGTTGTATGCGTTGTTACAGGATGCGATTAACTCTTGTTTAGCCTCTTCACCTATGTCAACTCGGAAGTCGCCTGCCGTTGGCACAGGTAGAAAGTTCACGCTGAACTGAAACTTCTTCTCAATGGTGTCGGCATCGGGATACTCTTCTCTATCAAAGAGTGCGCCTAACTGAAAGGCGGCCGCTGACACTAAGTTAGGATACGCAACAATAAACTTCTGCACTAATGCGTTGTAGTTGGTCTCAAGCGTTGCTAGTTGTTCCTTGTATGTAATAAAGTTAGACACAGGCAACAAGCGTAAGCCGTTGTCAGACCAAGGTAGCGTCTGAGATATATGCCATGCTCTAGCATTGGCTGCGTATTTAGTAATGGTATCCAAGAACCCTGTCCCTGCTAATAGGTTCTTGTTGTAATTACCTGCGTTAGTCTTCGTGCCCTTGGCACTATCAACCTCGGCTGATACCTTCTTGTCTAGCTTACGAGCAGTCCATGTGCTGATGCTAAGCTCAACAAGCATGGCTGATGATGCAATACTGATACTGTTATTCGTGTTCATTTATTTCTCCTTGGTTGTTGAACATTTCCACTTGAGGATGGATTTGTTCGTCTCTTACTAAGTGTTGTATTACTTGAGAAAAGGATGGGGTAAAGCCAAGCCCAGCAGATAGTTTTATCTGCATACGCTTAAGCAACTCCATCGTCTCAGGGTTAATTGATACGTTTACCTTCTTTGCTTTCGTTGCCATTTGGTTTCCTTTATTCAACGTGAACTACTTTGCCCACCACATCCACGTCAAAGCGTGGATTGCCTTTGATGCACCACATAACTGGTTTGCCAATCTGCCAATCGTTAGGGTCTTGTCTGCCAATGTAACCATCGGTGAGCATGATGACGCACTCAGGTTCAAGTCGGTTCTCCTTCATATAGTGAGGCACACACTCAGGGCTAGTGCCACCGCCACCTTTGGCTTGCGTTGTTTCAGTAAGTGATGCCAACTCCGCACCCATGTAAGTCTCATGTCCTGCCACATTGGTATCCCAATAGAGCAAGTCAATCTTCTCAGGGCTGACCTCATCACAGATACACTTCACCTCACTCAAGAACTGAGCAAGCTCGGCATTACCAATAGAGCCTGATGTATCAACGGCTACCACGATGCTACCTACCTTCTCGTCGTATGTGCTTGGCATGATGATGTCCATACCAATGTATCGCTTGTGCAATCTACGCCATGTGGTTTGGTCTTTGCCTTGTGTTGAAGTCTTAACGAAGTCACGCAACGCATCTTTCCAATTCACCTTGGGGGTGAGTAGGTCTTGCATCTCTCGGCTGATGTCGCCACCCATCTTGCCTGCTAGGATTGCACCTTGTCGCAACGCACTCTCAATCTCTTTGGCAACCTGTTCTTGTTCTTCAGGTGTGCCATCTTGTGCGTTCTCCCAATCATGCTCGTCCATGCCTTCACCGCCACCGCTACCCCCGCCTTGCTGTTGTTGCTCTTTCTCTAGCAATAGGAAGACTTGGTGTGCGTCCATGCCACGATACTTCTCGTCAATCAAGCCTAATGCGTTGCCCTCGGCATCAGTCGGCATCTCTGTGTCATAGCCGTTTATGTCGTAGTCACGGATTTGCAGATTGATTACGTAGTCACACGCTGCGTTAGCAAGCTGTGCGTTCTTCTTCCACAACTTGTCCCACACAACTAGATGGCGATAAGCCTTGTGCATGTTCTCGTGCAAGATAAGGAATGCCAACTGTTTGTCGTTAAGACTATCCACGAACTCTCGCCCGTAGATTACGTTCACACCGTTGGTCTTAGCAGTAGGTGTGGTTTCATCAACAGACACCTTGCCCACCATGAATAAGCCTGAGAACAAGCAAAACTGCTTGTGCCTCATAAGCTTCACGTGCACCTTCTCTATTCTCTGTTCTGCTGTAAGTTTACTCATCTTCATTCTCCTCTTTAACACCAATTACACACAGAACCGCACCACTACAATTTGGGTCTATATCAAAGTCCTTACATATATCTTCCCAATCGTGCGGAATAATTTCGGGGTTAATACGAATCCACCCACCTTTGGGTAGCACCGTATACCCTGCATCCTCTATTTCTTTTTTCGTCAACATGACTCACCTCAGAACAAATACTGATTAGTTCTCATCCAATCCACAAAGGACTGGCTCGTTAGGAACAACTTCTTCTTCTCATCGTTCTTCATACCTGTTAGGCAGAACACAGACTGCAACTCCTTCGGTGTGCGTTGTAGGTATTCAAAGAACTTACTGATAGTCTCCCTGTCAATGCGTTGCACCGCAGAGAAAGCTAGCAAACAAAGTGCGGCAGGACTTGTCGGGACAACCGCAGTCTTCGGGTCTTTGATAATTGATTCCCACGTTGGTAGAGAATCGGCTACCTCTACATAGCTCATCAATGCTCTAGCCGCAGGTGCACCAATCGTGCCTTCAAGTGCACACAGCGTTGCGTTGGACGTTGTCTCTGCTCTATGCTTTAGTATGTTGCTTGCACGAACAAGAGAGCGTGGCGACACAAAGGACTGCTGAGGTTTCTTCGGATTGAAGATGAACTCGTTCCCTGCCTGACTTGCATCAAGATAAGAGGCTAGGACGTGTGGGTTCTCCTTTACCCATGCAAGAATCTCAGGTGACACGTTGTTTGTAATTGCCCATTCACCCCATGAATCTTTGTCAATTGAGCCGTCGGCTTGAAAGCCTGCGTGTGGCTTGCGAACAGAAATGACCGAGATGCGATTACGAGAATGACTCATCATTACATCACCCACTCCATCGGCTGAATAGTTGCCTGCCGTTACGACAATCGTGTCCTTATGCAAGGGAATACCCATGATTTGTCTTGGTTCATTTAGCATCGGATGCAACATGTTCTTCACCGCTTGATGTGCTTTAGTGAACTCGTCAACAAAGATAACCAATGGCTCGTCAAGATGAAACCCCCATTGCTCGTTGGGATACATACGAGTGGTCTTGGTGGTGTGGTCGGGAATCGGGATACCCAACTCGCCTAGCTCAATGTTCGGTGCATCAATATAGATACCCTTGAACCCTGTGCGTCGCACAATGTTCTTGAACATAGAGGTCTTGCCAACCCCTGGCTCTCCAACTAAGTGCATTGTTGCATCTGCACCACACGCTACGATTAAGTCCTCAGCTTCTTTAAGTGAGGCTACTCTATTCATAAATACTTCTGACATTTGATACTCCTTTGGTTTGTGAACATATCCATACCACTATGGTTTTGTTCGTTGATTAGACTGCAAAATACTTCTTGTTCCTGTCCTCACGTGACTCACCGTATGGGACTAACTCTTCCGTGAACACCTCGTGCCTATACTGATACTTGAACATCTCGTCCATGTAGTTAGCAAAGCTGACTGAGTCTCCGACATAGCCATCGTTCTTGTATGAGTAGCGACCAGACACACTAGCCACACACCTTACTAGGTCATAGAGTAATTCCAAGTCGCCAGATTGGAGTTGCTTATCCGCAAGGGCGAACCACTTATCACGACTAGCCCTCGTCTCCTCGGACTGCCATGAGTGATACGGAATCATTCTGCTTGTTGATAGCCCATGCTTGGCTAGCTCTAACTCCTCAAGTTTCCCCACGTTGCCATCAAGAGCCAACATGGTTTTACCGTATTGGATAATAGGGCTATACCGTTTACGTATTGCGTTCATACGCTTGCGGTCAATGCGGAACACTTTGTCCTCAACAATCTCAGTCGGCACATACATACCATCGTCACCCATACGGATTCGCATACCATCTTTGAACCTAAAGGATTGATTGTTCTTGTTTTGGAAATACCACTTGCCACTCTCAGAGATAATAGTGCCCACGTGAAACAACACGCTGTTCAAGAACGCACCTGTTGTTATGGAATACCACTTGTTTGCGTGGATAGCTATGTCCCCATTCGGATAGAACTGCACCATATCCCTGCCATACATAGCACATGAATAGATGTCGTATTCTCGGTTCTCCGATTGGATAGCCACAGTTTCCTTGACTATCTCATACTGAGTGAATCTTCTCTTGCGACCCAAAGGCTTAAACACAGTTGAGCGACCTCGGATTGGCACGACTTTCTCATACCAATCCTTAGCCTCAGCATAGTTAGTAAGCCTAGGGATTTGGGCACAGTTGCCGTGACCCCATAGGGTTATGCTCATACACGCACTCCTAACTGGAATAGTTTCTCTTCCAAGTATTTAATAATTGCTTTCTTATCAAACACTTCGCACTCCAGAGTCCATACCTCTTTCTCCTTCTCTACTAAGGTAAGTTCTAATGCACTGAGCCGTTGCTTTAGTTGCATTTCTTCCTTGGTTTCCCTACGGATTTCGGGTTGAGCTACTTCTACCGTTTTGACCACACGCTTGGTATATGGCTTGCGTGCCTTCTTTGGCGCCACATTGATAGCGCTCTTCTCCGATAGCAAGAAATACTTCTGCTCTTTACCGTCCTTCTTCGTGCCAAGGACTGCACCACGACTCTTCATGTTCCACAAGGTATTCTGAACTGCGTTCTTGTCGGCACCCAAGTCGTTAGCGATAGCCGTTGCGGTGCGTAACCCTCTAGCCATTGCGTTCAAGATGCGTTTGGTTATCGTCTTGTTTTTAATGACTTTTGGCTTGCGTGCCTTTGGTTTAACCTCAGCCATGTCAGCCTTGGTTTCTTTTACTGCATCAATAATATTATTTGGAACATACATGTTTACTACTCCTTTGGTTAAATGAACATTCCCACACCATTGTGGTTTTGTTCGGTTGCACTACTAAAAACTTATCCAACGATGCCAAACCAATGAAGGATTGACACAATGAACAATGTCCCAACGAGGAACATGCCCAACATACCCACGATGAAACCTATTTGTCTCATTGCGGATTTGTGTTCGGTTTCGCAATACCAAATCGGCGTTGCGTAGTCTGCGTCCTTGTTAGCCTCACTCAATGACCTAGCAACAGGTGACACGTTCTTATAGACTTGTTTGTAGTCCATCTTGGTTCTCCTTGGTTGGTGTTAATAAAAAATACAATGCGTTGAACTGCTCAATCACTTCTCGTTTTTGCTCAGCCGTTGGTGCTCGTAAGAAATCAGCAAGCATCTTGTCTTGTGGGCTTGCCTGTCTGCGTCTTTGGTCTCGTTGTCTTGCGTTCATGGTTTACTCCTTAGTGCGGTTCGTAAAATGTCCAATGCTTCCCACGCAAGCAGTCGCCCATGTGGTGCATTGGTCTGTGAGTTCTGTGCTAGTTCTAGCTTGACGATAGCGTCCTTCATAGCCTTCTCTAACATAGCGTGTGGTGCTAGCTCAACCTGTGAGCTATCTTGTCCCAAGTCGGTAGGGATTCCCCATGCGTTTCTCATAGCTCTCCTTGTAGTGCAGTTAGTTTTGCCTTAGCCATGATTAGCATGGTGTAAGCCCTTGAGAACTGAATCATCTGTTCCATGTCTATAACTGAATCCATGTTCCCATTGAGTTTCTCTTGTAGCATTGCGATTTCACCCAACAGCTCATCAATGCGTTCACCTTTGTAATGCGTTGCCATCATTTCTCCTCATAGTTAGTTTGGTCAAACTTGTGTTCAAAGCCATGCAAAAAGCCTTCGGTGTAGGCTTGCTTCATTACTGCGTGCAAGCTCATGCCCTCGTCTTGTCTTAGCATGGTTACGATTTCCAAGTTAGCATCTGCGTAGTTATTGCCACGATGGATAGCTTCATCTCGGATTGTCCATTTGGTGCGTTCTTCTTTATCGTTAATGATTTGCCTGATAGTTGTCATGCTTTCTCCTTCGCTTTAACTGCGTTGTATTGGTCTAAGATATGTTTGCAAAGACTTACCAAGTCTAGGTCGTCACTACTCTGACTAACTACACGACACGCTTCTATGTCGTCAGGGTATAGGGTTAGTTGTATTGTTATTAGTTCTTGGTTCATGTTGTCCTCTTTGGGTTAAGTTGTTTAACGAACTCGGCATCTGATATATACATATAGTTGCTTTTGTTCATGGGGGCTGATTGTTTCTTTATCTCAGCAAAGCGGAGTTGTGCTTGTTCCTCACCGCAGAATAAACACACTCTATAACCTAGCACCTTGCGTTCGTCAGGGTAGTCATCACCGCATATAAAACATGTTGCCATTTACATCTCCTCGTTTGGAACAAAACCATCGTTGCATGGAAATGTTCGGTTGGTTGTAAGTAAAACATCGTCAAAAAATCTCTCATCTATAACTACTATTATACGCTATATACCTGACTTTGTCAAGTTTTGGTTCGTCTTAGTGGGAAGTAGTGTTCGTGATTGGATTGGGTGCTATTGGGTGGGCTTATGGGTGTCGTGCTTGCAGTTCTATTTGTTCTGTTCTATAATAGTCCTCATGTTCATGTTTTCTATTGGAGGTTGTATGCGTAAAGATTTTGTGTTCTTGGAGTTTGATGGCGAGAAGAAAACTCTAGCGGGTTGGTCTAGGCATTATGGTATTCCGTATGATGCGTTGCGAATGAGATACAAACGATATGGTGCAGATAAAACTAAGTTGTTTAAGAAGGTAGCAGTCAAAAACAAAATCTCAATTCAGATGAGAGATATAGATAAGGATATGCAGTTTGTGTATCGAGATGTGACTAAGTCGTTGAAGGAGTGGTGCGAGCAATTCGGATTACCTTACGATACTGTGCGAATGAGAGTTAAGCGTGGCATGACAGGTGAGCGTGTGTTTAGCCCTGTGCGTCACTACATGAAGTGAGGTTTGCTTTGTTCCAAAACGGCGTTCCATTTGTTCCAAACTGTTCAACTTAATTGGAACAATATAAACCCTAGGCAAATCATTGTTTTTATTAGTTTATTTATATTTATATTATATATTGTTCCAATGTTCCAATTGTTCCAACATTTATATAACGAGGGTCAAATTTATATTTGATATTAGGGTTTGCACTATGCGAAGGGGGGTTCTTGATTTCACTTTTTTTGAGCGGAATAAAACTTGGAACAATTGGAACATTGGAACAATACAAAGGAAAGTTAAGCAAATCAAGGGGTTATATTGTTCCATGTCGTTGGAACATTTCGGTCTGTGTTCTGGAACAAACCCATTCAGCTATGTTTTTGTTCACGTGGTGCTAAAGATTTTCTATAAGACACCATAACTTAGTTTTTCTATGTGCGGGGGGCTAATGCGTTGGAACAAAGATGACCGTTCTTTATGTTTTTGAACTTGGTTTTTGGTTTTAAAAAATTTGGGCGAAAAAAAAGCCTGACCGAAGTCAGGCTTAGAAAAACTTTGGCTACTCAGGAATTATTGTAGATAGCCCTCTTTACCGCAGTTTTTTGGTTTTGCGTAAGACTACACTCTTACGACTAGGGGTGAACGAACCGCACCCCCAACGGATAACAGAGAATTACTTAGACTGAGCAACAGCCAACTTAACCGATTGCGGTATTAACTCCCACAACTGGTTTAGCAGAGCATCATCTTCAACCTTTTTAACCGCCTTACCCAACAGAGCTTGCTTAGCTTTTCTCTGCTCAATTAGGTCAGACTTGTTTAGCTTTTCTCTACGGTCAATTTCTGCTTTGACCTTTTCAGCTTTTTTGAAGTCATCATCAGCTTTGTAAGCCAACATTTCTTCACGCAAAACCGAGTCAGGCTTAGCTTGCAACTCAGCTTGTTCTTTAGCTCGCTTTTCACTCATACGACTAGCATCAGCCGTAGGAGCTTTTGGCTTAGTTAAACCGAATAGCTTTTCCATACGCTTAGCATTACGATACCAAGCATTTTTAGCCGATTCCTCATTACTGAGGTTATTGCGAGCCATGTAAACATTCACAAACGTATCAGAAACAAGATTCCAAAACGCATAACTAGGCTCAACTTTTGATTCAGGCTTTAACAACTTAGCCATCACAGTAGCGACCTTAATATGCTTTTCATCACCTTGGAAAATCTGCTCATCACCTTCAATAAACAAATTAACTGAATCGCCGACTGTCGCTAATTGCTTTTGGTTCAACACCAACGCAACATCATCAGCACTCTTAACAACCGCAACTTTAGAACCCTCAGCGATTGAACCCATTACAACTTGTTGCATAACATTAGACTTGATAGTCATATAAATACCTCTTATTAAGTAATGTAGAGAACCATTTCCCTACATGATTAGAATAGCAGAACCATGTAGAATAGGTAAGGTTTTTACAACTCATTACCACTTATTACCACCGAACAAAACCACGCAACAATGGAAATGTTCGCACGCAAAACCGACCCAAAAAAAATTTCTTCTCATGTAGTTACCACTAATGGTTCATAAGTTCAGCAGAGTGGCATGGGGGTAAAAAATTTCTCTAGTGGTCGGGGTAGGGTAGTGGCCCCCCTAAATATGACCCATGTCTGCTAGCATCACATATATACACAGTTTTGCACAATAGATACCTCATTTTTAAATTAGTACCCCCACCCCCTTCGTTTTGTTAGTCCACACTAACTTAACGTTTCATGCAAAACACCCCCCGTCACTTTTTAAAACGGAATCCTACCGGGGGTATATGTATAAAAAATTGCAAACAAGCGACACATAATAAAAACGTGTACACACAAGCAACATTTAGTATATACTTCGGCTAACGAAACCCTCCAAAAAGGTTTTATGACCATACCCGTTGAGCCAAACCTCGACCATCCAATACCAGAAACGCTTAAGGCGCATTCTGCAGAGACCCTTTCTGACCACATACGTGTAGTCGGCAATACAGCACTTATGCTAAATGAGCTCGGAGATGACGAAACATTCGAGATGACGGATGACGACGTTGAGCAAGCTGCCAACATGGTTAAGAATCTTAAAATGGATGGCGGAGACCAGACTAAGGACTCCAAAGCTAAGAATCTAAAGGCCAGAGAAGAAACTAAAAAGCCCGGAGTTGCGTTAGCACTTGGGTATTTTGTGTCTCATTACGACCAGCAAGTCATTCAGGACAAGGTGCAACTGCGGAACATTGCGGTAAATACGCTGCTTGAGATTCTAGACCAGACAGATGACGAGAAAAACAAACTAAAAGCTGCAGAGTTAATCGGAAAAGCTGGTGATTTGTTTACAGACAAGGCTGAGATTACTATTACGCACAAAACTTCAGACGAATTAAAGAGTGCATTGCGTCAAAGAATTGAGCTATTGATGCAGATGCAGCAGAACAGACCCCCAACAATGTCTGAAAAAGCGATGGGTGAGATTGTTGAAGTAGAAGTTAAAGAGAAAAATGACGACTCAACAGAAGCTTGAAGACTTACCTCCAGAGCAACTCCAGTTCATACTGGATAACATGGACCACATCCCAGAAGTAGAGCTGCGCGCCTTGTATGGTGAGACGGGCGCTACGGTAGAAGCTAAGTCACGGGAGAATTGCCAAGAAAACTTCATGGATTTTGCACATAAAGTCTGGCCTAACTTTATTGATGGAGCTCATCATGCAAAAATGGCTGCAGCATTTGAAAAAGTGGCTCGTGGAGAGTGTAAAAGACTTATTATTAATATGCCTCCTCGCCATACTAAGTCTGAGTTTGCCTCTTATTTGCTACCCGCTTGGTTTTTGGGTAAATACCCAGAGAAAAAGGTTATTCAAACCTCTCATACCGCTGAATTGGCCGTCGGATTTGGTAGAAAAGTACGTAACTTGGTGGATTCTGATGTATACAAATCCATCTTTCCCAATCTTGGCCTTCAGGCAGACTCAAAAGCTGCTGGGCGTTGGGCCACTAACAAGGGCGGAGACTATTTTGCGATTGGTATTGGCGGCGCAGTTACTGGTAAAGGTGCGGACATACTTATTATTGACGACCCACACTCAGAACAAGAAGCAGCCTTAGCTGAAACAAACAGCGAAGTCTACGATAAGACCTATGAGTGGTACACATCTGGTCCGCGTCAGCGTTTACAACCAGGGGGCTCAATTATTATAGTTATGACCCGTTGGTCTAAGAAGGACCTGACAGGTAGAGTTATCAAAGCCGACGCACAACGTGGCGGAGAGGGCTGGGAAGTCATTGAATTTCCTGCCATTTTAGATAGCGGGCGCCCGCTATGGCCTGAATTTTGGAAGATAGAAGAACTTGAAGCATTAAAGAACGAGTTACCTAATTCCAAGTGGATGGCGCAGTACATGCAGAACCCAACGAGTGAGGTGTCTGCGATTGTCAAGCGTGAATGGTGGCAGATATGGGAGCATGAGGACCCACCGATGTGTGAGTTCACTATTCAGTCATGGGACACGGCATTCCTTAAAACAGAACGGAGCGACTACTGTGCATGCACAACCTGGGGTGTGTTTTACCAAGAGAACAACGTGGGCGTTACAGTTCCACACATCATCTTACTTAACAGTTTTAAGGAACGCATGGAGTTCCCAGAACTTAAACAAGCCGCTTTCGAGCATTATAAAGAGTGGGAGCCAGACGCCCTCATCGTGGAAGCAAAAGCGTCTGGAGCGCCACTTGTATTCGAGCTCCGGGCTCGTGGCATACCAGTGCAAGAGTACACTCCATCAAAAGGCAGCGATAAAATTGCCCGACTTAACTCTGTGGCAGATATGTTCGCTTCTGGACGGGTCTGGGTACCAGCTACTAGTTGGGCTGAAGAGCTTGTTGAGGAAGTAGCGTCATTTCCATCAGGCGAACACGACGACTTAGTAGACAGCATGACGCAAGCCCTGTTAAGATTCCGTAGAGGCGGTTTTATCACATTAGACTCCGATGAGCAAGATGAAGCTCCGGAATGGAAAAGACGCAAGAAAGCATACTATTAAGGACCATCATGTCAATTGAAAAAAGTTTATACGCAGCTCCTGTAGGACTTGAACAAGTTCTAAACAACGACGAGCCTGCAATTGAAATAACTATTGAAGACCCAGAGTCTGTAGAGATTGGCATTGACGGTATGCCAATCCTTCGTATTGAAGAGAGCGAAGATGAAGACGACTTTGACGAGAATATTGCCGAAGAATTAGATGATGGCGCACTAGCTCAGTTAGCTGGAGATTTAATTGGTGATTACGATGACGACTTGGGGTCACGCAAAGATTGGATGCAGACATATGTTGATGGCTTAGAGCTATTAGGTATGCAGATTGAGGAACGTGCTGAACCTTGGGAAGGCGCTTGTGGCGTGTACCACCCACTATTAAGTGAAGCATTGGTTAAGTTCCAAGCCGAGACTGTAATGAGCACACTACCAGCAGCCGGCCCAGTTAAGACACAGATTGTTGGACGCGAGACTCCTGAGAAGAAAGACGCTGCTGAGCGTGTTCAGGATGACATGAACTACAGAATTACAGATGTGATGGTTGAGTATCGCAACGAACATGAACGCATGTGTTGGGGTCTTGGTCTATCAGGTAACGCATTTAAGAAAGTTTATTTTGACCCAGGTCTAAACCGAGAGACTTCTATTTTTGTACCAGCTGAAGATGTAGTTGTGCCTTATGGCGCATCAAACCTAGAAACAGCTGACCGCGTGACACACGTCATGCGTAAGACTGAGAATGAGCTAAAGCGCTTGCAGTACGCTGGCTTTTATCGTGACATTGACCTAGGTGAGCCAGACAACACACTAGATGAAGTAGAGAAAAAGATTGCAGAGAAGATGGGGTTTCGTGCTACTACCGACAACCGCTACAAACTTCTTGAGATGCAAGTTAATTTAGACTTGCCAGGATACGAGGACAAAGATGACGAAGGCAACCCAACGGGTATCGCGCTCCCTTACATCGTCACCATCGAGAAGGGTTCAAGCACAATCTTATCAATCCGACGCAATTGGCGCCCTGAAGACAAGACGAAGCAAAAGCGTAACCACTTTGTTCACTATGGCTATGTACCTGGCTTTGGCTTCTATTGCTTTGGTCTTATTCACCTCGTTGGCGCCTTCGCTAAGTCTGGTACTTCTATCATTCGCCAGCTTGTTGATGCTGGTACTTTATCTAATCTACCTGGTGGATTCAAAACTCGTGGACTTAGAATTAAAGGTGATGACACGCCAATTAGCCCAGGAGAATGGCGAGACGTCGACGTACCTAGTGGCACAATGCGGGACAATGTCTTACCTCTTCCTTATAAAGAGCCATCACAAGTCCTCTATTCTCTCTTAGGCACAATCGTAGAAGAAGGCCGTCGCTTCGCATCTGCTGCTGATATGAAGATTAGCGACATGAGCGCTAACTCTCCTGTTGGCACTACATTGGCTATTTTGGAAAGAACGTTGAAGGTGATGTCAGCTGTTCAGGCTCGCGTGCACTATTCAATGAAGCAAGAGCTTAAGTTACTTAAGGAAATTATCCGTGACTACACACCAGCCGACTACCCATACGAGCCAGAAGTTGGCTCTCGCCGTGCCAAGCAGTCTGATTACGACATGGTGGACGTCATCCCTGTTAGCGACCCAAATGCTGCAACAATGTCACAGAAAGTTGTTCAGTACCAAGCTGCCTTACAACTAGCTCAATCAGCACCACAGTTATACGACCTAGCTCAGCTACATCGTCAGATGCTAGATGTGTTGGGTATTAAAAATGCTCAGAAACTAATCAAGCTTGAAGGTGACAAGAAGCCTGAAGACCCAGTTACTGAGAATCAGAATGTGCTAAGTATGAAGCCAATCAAGGCTTTCTACTACCAAGACCACCAAGCGCATATTGCCGTTCACATGGCTGCTATGCAAGACCCTAAGATTATGCAGTTAGTTGGCCAATCACCAATGGCACAACAGATTGGTGCTGCTATGCAGGCGCACATCGCCGAGCACTTAGGCTTCGAGTATAAGAAGCAGATGGAGCAGATGATGGGTATCGAGATTCCTCGCGATGAGAATGGCGAAGAGGAAGAGATTCCACGTGAGCTAGAGATGCGCATCTCGCAGATGGCTGCCCAAGCAGGTCAGCAGCTATTACAGAAGAACCAAGCTGAAGTACAGCAACAACAGGCTGCACAACAGCAACAAGACCCACTTATTCAGTTGCAACAGCAAGAGTTACAACTTAAGGCTCAAGAAGTTGAGATTAAGAAGACTAAGTTGCAGATTGACGCCGCTGCTAAAGTCGACCAACAAGATATTGAGCGTGAACGCATTGCTGCCCAAGAGCGCATTGCTGGCATGCAGGTTGGGGCTAAGGTAGCTAGCAATAAAGCCCAACTAGCATCCAAAGACCAGCTAGAAGGGTTACGTATTGGCTCTGAAATCGCAAGAAATCGAGCTCAAATGGCTGGCCAAAACCAGCAGAAACCTACCAAAAAAGGTGATTAATGGACTCACAAGTCTTAGATTTATTACTCGGAAAGTACCAAGAACGCATCAACCTACTGCAAGACGCTATTGCTAGGGGTGGATGCGCGAGCTTTGACGAGTATAAATACTCATGCGGACAACTACGAGGTCTTGAGGCCGCATGTTTAGTAGTTACAGACCTTAAACAATCTATGGAGAACTCTGATGAGTGAAATCCTTATCGCTTCAAACGGCGATACTGTCGTGCCCCAAACAGCCGACGACAAAGCATCACAACTACCACGACCATCCGGTTATCGCATTCTCTGCGCAATCCCAGAAGTAGAGAAAGAGTACGAAAGTGGTTTATTAAAAGCAGACCAAACCCTGCATCACGAAGAAGTCCTCACAACAGTTCTATTTGTAGTTAAGAAAGGCCCGGATTGTTATAAAGATGCGAGCCGATTCCCTACAGGTGATTGGTGCCAAGAAGGTGACTTTATCCTTGTCCGTCCAAACGCGGGCACAAGATTAGTTATTCACGGCAAAGAGTTCCGCATCATCAACGACGACAGCGTTGAAGGTACGGTAGACGACCCTCGTGGTATCAAACGTAAATAAGGAGCCCCAAAATGGCCGAAAATAACGAATTTGGAATGCAGGAATTTAAGTTCCCGCATGAGCTTGACGAAGATAAAAACGTGTCAGTTTCTGCCGAAGAAGACAGAATTGAGATTGAAATTGACGACGACACGCCCGAGCAAGACCGCGGCGTTACGCCAATGCCCAAAGTAATTGTACAAAAACTAGAAGAAGATGAGTTAGATAAGTACAGTGCTGAAGCTAGAGAGAAACTAACCCAGCTTAAAAAGGTATGGCATGACGAGCGCCGTGAGAAAGAAGCAGCCTTACGTGAACAGCAAGAGGCCGTCCGTGTGGCTCAGAGACTTTTTGATGAGAACAAAAAACTAAAGCAGGCCTACTCTACAGGCGAGAAAACGTACATTGAAACCGTACAGAACGCCACCGAGTTAGAACTTGAAGTAGCCAAGCGTGGCTACAAAGAAGCACTAGAGACTGGTGATTCTGACCGAATCGTAGAAGCACAGGCTAAGCTGAACTCTGCGGCCATAAAGTCAGATAAAGTGAAAAATTTTCAACCAAGTGCTTTACAAGAACACGAAAATGAGGTACAAATACCTCAATTGCAGGAAAGACCTGTAACTCCTGATGCCAAAACACAGGAGTGGACAGAGAAAAATGCGTGGTTTGGCCCCAAAAAGTCAATGACTGCGTATGCTTTAGGACTGCATGAGGAATTGATTGATGAGTACGGCAAAGGTTTTGTTGGTACTGACCAATATTTTCAGCGCATTGACAAAGAGATGCGTAAGGTGTTTTCAGAGTATTTTGATACTTTGGAGCCACAAACAAAGGTTGACGTTGAAGAGGAATCCAAACCTTCTCCGAAATCTAAACCGAGCACGGTTGTAGCGCCGGCAACGCGGAGTACGAGTTCCAAACAAATTCGTTTGAAGCCAAGTCAGATAGCACTAGCCCGAAAGCTTGGACTATCCCCAGAGCAATATGCCCGTGAACTTTTAAAAATGGAGGCCCGAAATGGCTGAAAAAAGATTAGACCGTGAGTTAGAAACCCGTGAAGTAGTAGAGCGTCCTAAACAGTGGATGCCCGCCGACCTTCTCCCCGAGCCAGACAAACAGGCTGGGTTCGCTTATCGATGGATTCGTGTTTCAACTTTGAACAACGCAGACCCGCGTAACCTCTCAGCAAAAATGAGAGAAGGCTGGGAGCCAGTTCGACTTGAAGAACAACCAAAATTTAAACTGCTAGCTGACCCAAGTAGTCGATATAAAGACAACATTGAGATTGGCGGATTATTGTTATGCAAAACTCCAGAGGAGTTCGTTCAACAGCGTAATGACCATTATGCAAACGTTACCGAATCCCAAACGAGAGCTGTAGACAATAGTTTTATGAAAGACAACGACCCGCGGATGCCTCTCTTTAGTGAGAAAAAATCTTCGACGTCGTTTGGCAAAGGCAAGTAATTTAATTTAATTTAAGGAGTTTTAAAATGGCTTATCCAACAGTCGATAAACCCTACGGCTTTCAAGCTATTAACCGTGTAGACGGCATGCCATATGCCGGCGCTATTCGTCAGATTCCAATTACGGCATCTTACGGTACAGCTATCTACAACGGTGACGTAGTTAAGTTAGTCACAGGTGGAACTATCGAAAAATCAGCAATTGGTACAAACGTAGAAGCACAACCAACTTTAGGTGTATTAGTTGGCTGTCAATATGTAAACAGCTCAGGTCAAACTGTGCAAGCCCAATATTATCCAACTGGCGTTAATAGCGCTATTGGTTATATCGTATTAGACCCACAAGCTGCATTTAAAGTTGCAGTTACTACATCTGGCAATACAGTTACTGTTACTTCTGTAACACGCGCAGTTGTAGGTACAAACATGTCAATTGCCACTGGTACAGGTAGCAACACCACAGGTAATTCAGGTTTGTCAGTAATATCAGGCTCTGCTGCTAACACAGCGGTTCTTCCAGTCCGTGTAATCGACGTTGTTCCTGAAACAGCAGTTAACGCAACTAACTTCCGTGAAGTTATCGTTAAGTTCAATCAGCCACAACTAGAAGTTACACTTGGCAATAACGCATCTTAATAGGAGCTAATTAAAAATGGCTATTTCACGCGCACAACTCTTAAAAGAGCTATTACCAGGATTGAACGCATTGTTCGGGCTTGAGTATGCAACATACGGTGAACAACACAAAGAAATCTACGAAACAGAGACTTCTGAGCGTTCGTTCGAAGAAGAAACTAAGTTGTCAGGCTTCAGTGCCGCGCCAGTAAAGAACGAAGGTTCTGCAATGGCTTACGACAACGCACAAGAAGCGTTTACAGCTCGCTATACACACGAGACTATCGCTTTAGGCTTCAGCTTGACTGAAGAGGCTATCGAAGACAACTTGTATGACTCATTGTCTGGTCGCTATACTAAAGCATTGGCTCGCGCTATGGCTTACACAAAGCAAGTAAAAGCTGCTAACGTATTGAACAACGGCTTCAACGCTGCCTTTGCTGGTGGTGATGGCGTTGCATTGTTCTCTACATCACACCCACTAGTTTCTGGTGGCGTTAACAGCAACACTCCGGCTACTCAAGCTGACTTGAACGAAACATCATTGGAAAATGCTGTTATTCAAATCGCTGCTTGGACAGACGAGCGTGGTCTTTTGATTGCTGCTAAACCTCGTAAATTGATTGTTCCACCATCATTACAGTTCGTTGCAACTCGTTTGCTTGAGACTGAATTGCGTGTTGGCACAGCTGATAACGACATCAACGCTATCAAAAACAACGGTTCTATCCCTGAAGGCTACACAGTAAACAACTACTTGACAGATACAAATGCCTGGTTCTTGACTACTGATGTACCTAACGGCATGAAGCACTTTGTTCGTACACCTATGGCAACTGGCATGGACGGTGACTTTGACACCGGTAACGTACGTTACAAGGCTCGTGAGCGTTACTCTTTTGGCTTCTCAGACCCATTGGGTATGTTTGGTTCACAAGGCGCTTAATTAGGGTAAACCCCTATGTAGCAACGAACCCCGCTCACAAGGCGGGGTTTTTTATTTTAAACAAGCAAAATGTCACATATTTGTAAAGAATATATGCTTATAATCAAGTGGTTAGGTACGATTTTATGTTTAGCTGGTATTGCGCTAACAAGCTTTAACGTATATCCAGTTAATATAGTGCTTAGTCTTATAGGTAGTGCATTATGGACGTTTGCAGGTTGGGCTCAAAAAGATACACCTTTGTTTTTAGTTGAGCTTGTTGCTGTAATTTTTTATATAGCCGGAATAATTACCTTTTTTAACTAAGGTTGAATATGAGTACGATTATTGGTGACTGGACTAGAAAGATTATTGTTACGGATAGCCAGGTATCAGATGACGATTCCGACACAAAAAACTTTCAGAACGAAAAAGTATTTAGGGTGCCTCAAGGCCTACTCGCGGGTGCGGGAGACTTTATAAGCATTCAGACAGTTGTTGAATACTTTAAGAACGATAAAAAAGGTAAAGCCCCAATCATTAAAGATGCCGATGATGCCGATTTTATGCTGTTGGCTAATGATGGTTTATACGTTTCTGGTAAAGACCTAAGATTTCAAAAAGTCCCAACCTACGAAGCTTTAGGTAGTGGCACAATGGCGGTTTTAGCTGCTATGGTTTTGGGACATACAGCTGAAGAAGCATGCTGGGCGGCCACACAAAGCGACCTATACTCTGGCGGGGACGTAAAAGTTTACTCGTTGAACGATAAAGAATTTACTGTGTGGAAACGAAATGCCGTTTAAAGACCCAGAAGTACGGCGCGTAAGGCAGGCTGTTTACTCAAGAACATACTATGAAAAAAACCAAAAAGAAGTAATACGGAAAGTAAACGCAAAGAAAAAGATACATAAAACGTGGTTTGTAAACTATAAGAAACAACTTGCTTGCGTGACTTGCGGGTATAACCACCCCGCAGCACTAGATTTTCACCACGTAGAACAAAAGAAATCTAACCGAAAAATACATAAACTAGTCAGTGATGGGCACACCAAAAAACGTATTTTAGAAGAGATAGATAAGTGCGTGGTTTTGTGCTCTAACTGCCATCGGGAACACCACCACGATGAACGACAAATAATTAAACAAAAAACTTGCAAACAAACAAAAATAGAGTAATATTAGGAAAACCGGGATTAACCGGCTTATTAGACTGCCCCGGCAGACGCATACAAGACTAATAAGCTTAACTTTGTATGGAGATTTAAAATGGGTACAACTACTTTTTCAGGACCAGTAAAAGCTGGCAACATTCCAAACACAACAGGTACAACAGTTGGTACAGACATAGCTAACGTTGGTTACGTGTTAATGGGCCAGTCAGCTGTTATTGACATTATTGGTGCAGCGGCTACTACAACAGTTGCAACAATTCCAGCAAATTCACAAATCGTTGACGTTATTCTTAACGTTACTACAGTAAGCAATGATTCAAACGCAGCAGCAGTTATTGTTGGTGTGTCAGGCGATACAAACGCTTTTATTCCATCAACATCTGTTAAAACACTAGCTACAACACGTGGTACTTTGGATACAGAAGCAACTGATGTAGGCGCTACTGACGTTCAAGTTATTGCTACATTTACTCCAACTGACGGCAACGGCACTACTGGTGCCGCTACAGTTACTGTTCTTTACTTGCAAGCTAATAACTTAACAGCTTAATTAATCTGGGGGTTCGCCCCCGCTAACAATTTAGGAGATTAATTATGGGTATGCAATATGACGTAAAACAAGGCCATTTAAACCAAAGTGGTTTCTTTGTTCTTGGACGCAATCGTGTCAAAGGCGTTTCTTGGTATGGTTCTTCTGCAGATGGCACTTTAGTGTTGTTTGATACAACCACAGCCCCAGTAACTGCAAGCGTTACTTATGAACGTGCAGGAACTTTAGTAACAGTAACTAAAACTGCTCACGGATTAAATACTGGCGATATTGTTGGTATTCATTTTAATTCGGCTAGTGGTGTAGCAGCAACGGACGGTAATTATCCCATTACTAGACTTACTGCAAATACATTTACGTTAACCGACATTAATAGCGGGACTGTAGCTAATACGGCGACAGCAGCTTATGTTACTAACGCAAATCGTTGGCTATTAACCTATGAAAATGATGCTACTGACACGTTTAGTAATGCCCCTGTCATTCCAGGCGAAGGTGTTTTAGCAACTAATGGCATTTACGCATTGATGACTAATCTAGGCGCAGCACAAATTTATTATGGCTAAGTCACCCGCTTGGACTCGCAAAGAAGGTAAGTCTGAATCCGGAGGCTTAAATGCCAAAGGTCGGGCTTCTTACAATGCAGCTAACCCAGGGAAACCTGGGCTTAAGCGTCCTCAACCAGAGGGTGGCTCACGCCGTGATTCTTTCTGCGCTCGTATGAAGGGCATGAAGAAGAAGTTAACTTCAGCTAAGACAGCGAATGACCCAGATTCACGCATCAACAAGTCATTACGTGCTTGGAACTGCAAAGAAGGCGGGTCTGTTCGTGGCGGTGGCTGCAAGATTCGTGGCAAGACTAAAGGTAAGATGGTATGAGCGATTTAATGGAACAAGCCAGAGAACTAGCTACGCACGCATCTGAAATCAGACATCTACAGGATGACATGGACAAGCTTGTTAGCGACATGGAAGAAGTAAAAAAGTCTCTTGCTGAAATTAATAAGACTCTTTCCGAAGCTAAAGGTGGCTGGAAAACCTTGATGGCTATAGGTGGCGCGGTTAGTTTTATAACAGGTATTGCCGGTTTTGTTGCCGGTTATTGGGGGCAAAAATAATGCCAAGTACATCTAAAAAACAACACGGGTTTATGGCTGCTGTGGCTAACAACCCAAAATTTGCCAAGAAAGTTGGCGTACCTAAATCCGTAGGAGCAGAGTTTATGAAGGCAGATAAAGGTCGTAAATTTAAAGAGGGCGGTGCCCTAAAGCAAACCGATGCTGAGACCAGTCCAGGCTTAGCTAAACTACCAACTGAAGTGAGGAATAAAATGGGATACATGAAAAAAGGCGGCGACATTAAAGAGTCTAAAGCAATGGTTAAAAAAGAGATTGGCTTTATGAAAAAAGCCGGTGCTCCTGCTTCTATGATTAAGCACGAGAAAGCTGAAGCCAAAGGCATGAAAAAAGGCGGTATGGCTGAGTGCAAGACTGTGGCTAAAAAAGAAGTTAAAGGTCACGAGAAGCGTATGCACGGTATGGCTAAAGGTGGCGGCATTGAAGTTCGCGGCAAAACCAAAGGCACAATGGTTAAGATGAAACGTGGCGGAAGCTGTTAATCATGGAACTTGCTAAAAAGCTTTATGAAAACGTAATGGGTACACCTGAGCAGAATGAAAAAGCCAAGAAAGAAATGGCTGAACAAGATGCTAAGAACCCTGACACAACACAAGCCAAAGTAAACCGCATGATTGAAAAAGTTAAACCGACCAAGGAGCCAGTTAAAAAGGCTAAGGGTGGCATGATTTCTTCAGCTTCTAAGCGTGCTGATGGTTGTGCTGTTAAAGGTAAAACTCGTGGAAAGATTGTTTAATGGCGTTCAAAGACGTTCTAAAAGCAGTTAGCCCTGTGGCTATGATTGCTGACAAAAACCCAGACATGCTTCGTGGTTTAGGCTTGGTAGGTAATATTGCTGCCAATAAACTAGAAGACCGTGAAGAGCGTAAACGTCGTGAAGCTCAGGCAGGTATGGTTCCAGGTCAAGGCGGTCAAGCTCCAATGCCTATGAAAAAAGGCGGTAAAGTATCTTCAGCCTCTAAACGTGCTGATGGATGCGCTATCAAAGGTAAAACTCGTGGAAAGATGGTGTAATCATGGCTACACAAGGCGAATTAGACTTAGACGGCTTTAATAATCCGGCTGAAAAATACACTAAAGAGCAGTTCCAAAAAATGGAACAGGAACGTTACGCCACTGAAAAGCGTCAGAATGACGAGCGAGATAAAGCTATAGATAAAGCTAAAGCCCGTAAAGCCGAGAACGAAGAGTTTAAAGATAAGCGCGTTAAAGCCAGCCCTTTAGTTGTTGAAGCTGAACTAGCTAAAATGAAAGAACTAACTGCACCTAAATCAAAAGGTGGTGGCGGTATGCCGTCAGACAAGATGGATAAAATGAAGAAGATGAACTACAAGTCCGGTGGTACAGTTAAATCTTCAGCTTCATCACGTGCAGACGGATGCGCAATCCGTGGAAAGACAAGAGCTTAATATGAGACCTAGTCGTGGTATGGGTGATATAAACCCAAGCAAAATGCCTAAAGGGAAAAAGAAAGCCCGTAGGGACGATACTGACTTTACGCAATACGCTGAAGGTGGTAAGGTTAAGTCTAAGGTAAATGCTGCAGGTAACTACACAAAGCCTGGATTACGTAAGCGTATATTCAATAGCATCAAAGCAGCTGCTGTACAAGGCACTGGTGCCGGTCAGTGGTCAGCCCGTAAAGCACAGTTAATGGCAAAACGATATAAAGCAGCAGGTGGTGGTTACAAGTGACAACTTGGTCAGCCAAACGCAAGAAGGCGGTAGACTGTGATAACCCAAAAGGTTTCTCAGAGAAAGCTCATTGCGCTGGTAAAAAGAAAAAATTAGCTGGAGGTGGTCTTGCAGAAAGTCAGCGCTCTCTTAAATCTTGGGGTGACCAAAAGTGGACGACTAAGTCTGGGAAACGTTCAAGTGATACTGGAGAACGATACTTGCCAGAAAAAGCAATCAAAGCGTTGTCACCTGCTGAATATGCAGCCACAACCAAAGCAAAACGAGCAGGAAAAGCAGCTGGAAAACAGTTTGTAGCCCAGCCAAAGAGCGTTAAACAGAAAGTAAAGCCGTACAGGAAAGTAAAATGACAACGATAACTCTGTACCCGATTACAGGCGTCATGTTGGGTATAGAGCTACAGAAGTTTGAAGAATGCAATGTTTTAGTTATAGATTTACTAATCTTAAGAATAATGATTGAACGGGATTCACCATGAGTACATCAGGTACAACGTCCTTTAACTTAGACCTAAATAACATCGTCGAAGAAGCCTTCGAGCGTTGTGGTCTAGAGTCACGTACTGGTTACGACCTAAAAACTGCCAGACGTTCAATGAACTTGATGGCGATTGAGTGGGCAAACCGCGGTATCAACTTATGGACAGTTGAGCAGCAATCTATTCCTATGGTGACTGGGCAGCCTATCTACCCGTTGCCTGTAGACACAATTGATATTCTTGACGCTGTTATTCGTACACAAAATGGCAGCACATCTAATCAGATTGACATCAACATCAGCCGTATTGCAGAGCCGACTTACATGTCAATCCCTAATAAGCTAACAACTGGACGTCCAATCCAGATGTATGTTAACCGCCAATCAGGTATGGAAAATGCGATATCTGCTACTCTTGTTGGGAATATTAGTGCTACCGATACTACTATTACTCTTAGCTCTACAGCTAATGTAGCGTCTGTTGGATTCATTAAGATTGACAACGAAACCATCAGCTATTCAAACGTCATTGGTAATCAGTTGATTAACTGTTACCGCGGGCAAAACGGTACAACTGCAGCGGCCCACGTAACTGGGGCGTCAATTACCGTACAGAATTTACCATGCGTAAATCTATGGCCTACACCTAACCCGCCAGGAAACCAGTATACGTTTGTGTATTACCGTTTACGCCGGATGCAAGATGCCGGTACTGGCGGGACCTACGAACAAGATATCCCTTTCCGTTTGTTACCATGCTTTGTAGCAGGGCTGGCATATCATATGGCTATGAAGAAGCCGGAAGTTGACCCTAACCGCATCATGATGTTGCAAGCCGACTATGAGAAACAATGGGACCTAGCTTCTTCTGAGGATAGAGACAAATCTTCAGTGCGTTTTGTACCACGTAACATGTTTTATTACAGGTAAGCATGCCTAATAAGTTTGCGTCAGGTAAAAATGCAATCGCCCAATGTGACCGCTGTGACCAGCGGTACAAGCTAAGTGAGTTGCGTACCCAGACAGTTAAGACCAAACCCTTTAAAATTAAGGTGTGTAAGGCTTGCTGGGACCCTGACCACCCACAGTTGCAACTTGGTATGTATCCTGTAAATGACCCACAGGCAGTGCGTGAACCACGTCCTGATTTAAGTTATTTGGTTTCTGGTACAACTGGTTTGCAAGACTTATTAACAGATAGTACAAGTATTCAGGGTATAGGTTTCCCTGCTGGAGGTAGTAGAGTAATACAATGGGGGTGGAATCCTGTTGGGTTGGGTAATGATTTTGGACTAACACCAAATACCTTGCTAGGGCAAGGACAACTTGGTACAGTAACGGTAACAACTAATTAGGAGTAAATTATGTTTAAAAAAGGCGCAGACGGAGTTACTAAACAGGGCAAAACTAAGGGTAAAAACCTTGGTGATTCAGGCCCAACAGTAGCAGCTCTACATGGCAAAGGCACAAAGACTTCAGGTGGCGGCAAGCGCAACATCGATATGAAGACTATGGGTCGTGGCTTAGCTAAAGTTGCTGCTCAAAAGCGAGGTTAATCATGGCTAAGTATTCAATGAAACAAGGTGGCAAAGAAGTAGGACCTGCGGAAGTTTATGCGGGGCCACATACTATGGACGGCAAGAAAATTACAACGGCTAAAGATGCAGTAACTAAGCCAGGTAATGGCATTGACAAGGTTAATATGTCTGTTGGTGGTTACAGCAAAGGCAACTACGAGTCAATTAACAAGCATGGCGAAATGAAGATTCGTGGCACAGGTGCAGCTACTAAAGGCACTAAAGCACGCGGTCCGATGGCATAAATATGAACTACGCAGAACTGTTTGAAACAATAAAAAGCTACGTCGAAAACGACTTCCCAGCCCAGTCTTGGACTGATACGGCTGGTTCTGGCACGGCTACTATGACTGGTACCGAGCAAATTAATACTTTTATTAAACAAGCAGAACAGCGTATTTTTAACTCAGTTCAGTTGCCGCTAGACCGAGTAAACGTAATTGGTAATACAACCTCTGGTAATAAGTATTTAAACTTTCCAAGCGGTTGGCTATCAGTATTCTCTTTAGCGGTTATTGACCCTGTAACAGGCGCTCAGTCTTACCTATTAAACAAAGACGTAGAGTTTATTAGAGAAGCTTACCCAATACCAACGGCTACTGGAACACCGGCTCATTACGCTGTTTTTGATGAAACTACGTTTATTCTAGGCCCTACCCCAGACGCTAGATACGACATGGAGATGCACTATTACGCATACCCAACATCTATTGTTACTGCCGGTACGAGTTGGCTTGGTGATAACTTTGACTCAGTTTTACTTTACGGTTCTCTCTTAGAAGCTTATACTTTCATGAAAGGCGAGCCTGACGTAATACAAAACTACACAGCGCGTTATACCGACGCAATGCTACAGTTGAAACAGTTGGGCGAAGGTAAGAACCGTCAAGATACATACAGAACATTGCAAACAAGGATACCGGTACGATGAACTTAGATACAGTAGACGGCTTTATAGGTGGGAATGTTTCGGTACTTTCTACATCTGGGCGTGGCTTTACCCCAGAAGAGTTAGCCGAAATGGCGCTAGACAAGATTGTTTATGTTGGGTCAAAGTCTCACCCAGTGATTCGTGACCAGGCAGAAGCATTTAAAAACAACTTACGGGTTGTTTTGATTCAGTATTTGCAACAAGCGGTCCGCTCAGACCGTACGACCATTGCTAATCGTTTAAGAGAAGCTGGTCACCCTGAGTTAACTATTTTATTAAAAGATTAAGGAGTCCTTAAATGGCTATTACTCAAGCAATGTGCACGTCTTTCAAAGCCCAGCTTTTGTTAGGTGTTCACGATTTTCACACTTCTGCTACTGGCGGAGATACTTTTAAATTAGCTTTGTATACATCTTCAGCAACATTAGATGCTAATACAACTGCTTACACCGCTTCAAACGAAGCTACTGGCGTTACCGCTGGCGGCGGGGCTTTGACTAACATTGGTGTTGGTACAACAAATACTAATGCTACTGCTGGTACAGGTTTTACTGATTTTAGCGATTTAGTGTTTTCAAACGTTACTACAACAGCTCGCGGCGCGTTGATTTATAACACAACACCGTCACGTACTGATAACGCTAACTCAACGTTGACTAATGCAGCTGTTTGTGTGTTGGACTTTGGTGGTGATAAGACATCTACTGCAGGTGACTTCACAATCATTTTCCCAGCATTTGACGCATCTAACGCTATTATCCGTATAGCTTAATTAAGTTATGCCCTCATCTATTGAGTATGTTGGATGGGGTAGTGGTCCCTGGTCGCGTGGCGCCTGGGGGCTTGATGTATTAGAAGTATCAGTTGACGGCGTATCCGCGTCTGTTTCTGTTGGTTCTGTAACCGTAACAGCAGGGTCGTCAATAGCAGTTACTGGGTTAGATGCAAGCGTTACTGCAGGAGTTTTAGCGGTTAATGCAAAAGCTAATATAGTAGTAACAGGAGAAACAGCACTAGGTGCGATTGAAACAGGTGTAGCGGTTGATGCCGACTCTAATCACGGTGTGGTTGGTGAAGCTGCTACTGCCCTTATAGGTCAAATTTCTTTAGTAACCAACAATACGATTAACGTAACTGGGTTTGGAATAACGGCTTCTTTAGGCAGTGTAGATGCGGACGCTAAAGCTAATGCTGTTGTAACTGGGTTAAATGCTTCTGTATCTCTTGGTTCTGTAAACGTCACAGGTTTAGCAAATATTGTACCTACTGGGGTTCAAGCCAACACGGCGGTGGGCACTGTAGATGCAAGGTCTGTTAATAAAATATTTGTTACTGGCGTAGAAGGTACAGGACAACTTGGCGAAGAAAGTGTAGCCGCCGACGCAAACGCTTCTGTAACTAACGTACTTACATCTGGGTTTATAGGTACTGTTCTTGTTGCTGGTGGTGCAGTAGTTAATGTAACAGGCGTGGCCGGAAATACAGGGTTAGGGGAAGCAGAAGTAGATGCCGCTGCCAGTGCAGTAGTTACGGGAGTGTTAGGCACAATTTCTGTAGGTAGTGTTGCTATAAACGGCAATGCTAGTGTAATATTAACGGGTGTAAGTGCTAACGGCTATGTAAATTATCCGTTAGTGTGGGGTTTAATAGATACGTCTCAAACACCAAACTGGGTGCCCATAGCGGCTTAGGAGCAATAAATGGCAAGTACATATTCATCATTAAAAATTCAGCTCATGGGCACGGGTGAGAACTCAGGCACGTGGGGTAACGTAACAAACGTCAACTTAGGCACTGCTCTTGAAGAAGCCATCGTTGGCTCAGCGGATGTAACTTTTGCTAGTGGTACTGTAACGCTAACACTTACAGATGCTAACTCTTCTCAGACAGCACGTAATCTACGTTTAAATCTAACAGGTACGTCTGGTGGCGCACAGAACTTGATAGTTCCCGCTATTGAGAAGGTGTATATCGTAAACAACGGATGCGCAGATACTATTACAGTTAAAAACTCTGGCGGCACAGGTATTGCGGTTCCAGCTGGTAAGACCATGTATGTGTATAACAACGGCACAAACGTCGTGGATGCAATTACCCATCTAACTTCATTAACTTTAGGTACTGCATTACCAGTAGCTTCTGGTGGTACAGGCGCAACAACACTTAACTCAGCTGCTGTGATTATTGGTAACGGAGCTTCTGCGCCAACGTTTGTGGCTCCAGGGGGTTCTGGGAACGTTTTAACTTCTAACGGTACAGCTTGGACTTCTGCAGCTGCAGCTGCTTTTGATTCAGGTACTGTTATGCTATTTGCACAGACAGCCGCACCAACTGGTTGGACTAAAGACGCAACTAACTTTGATAACTCAGCTTTACGTGTTGTTACTGGCACAGCGTCTACAGGCGGTTCAGTTAACTTTACAACTGCATTTGCATCTCAAACACCAAGCGGTTCTGTTTCAGTTTCAATTTCAAGTATTGCTGGTTCTGCAGGTGCTACAACTCTAAGTACACCTCAGATTCCTAGCCATAATCATTCGATTGCTACTGGTAACGGCGGCGGCCCTAATCCATACGCAACTTTTAACGATACTACAGGTCTTCCAGGAACTACCGGTTCAACAGGTGGTGGTGGCAGCCACACTCACCCATTTAGTTTCTCAAGTGGTTCTGCTTCAGGTTCGTTCACTGGTAACGCAATTAACTTAGCCGTTAAATATGTGGACGTTATTAGAGCTACTAAAAACTAACTATGCAGCTTAAAAACGGAACATATTGCCCCCTCGTTAAGAAAGATTGTCTTGGATTACAGTGCGCTTGGTTTACACGAGTCCAAGGAGTTGATACTAACACTGGCAACCAAGTAGACGAGTATCAATGCGCTATTGCTTGGATGCCAATGCTATTGATTGAAAACTCAGGACAACAGCGCCAAACAGGTGCGGCGGTAGAAAGTTTCCGTAACGAAATGGTCAAAGCTAATGAGGCAACTACAAGAGCTTTATTGGCGTCAAATGACATTATTGAAAATAAACCTAAACTTATTAGGAGCAAGAAATGAAATTAACAATTATTCCTAGCGATAAATCTGTTGGAGAAGATGAAAAGTTTTATCTTAACCTTGATTTAAGTTCGTGTGGTATCCCATCTGATGTTCAGGCGCTTCAATGGCAAGACACGTCTGGTTGGGTTGAATATACGTCGCCCACAGTAGAAAATCAGCTTATTACTGAATTGCCAGCATGGGCTAACTGTTGTATGGCTAAGTGGACTGAGGCTAACACCCCAACACCACCAGCACCGCCAACTGCAGAACAAAATAAAATAACTGCTACTAAAAAATTACAAGATACAGACTGGACTACTATCCCTGATGTTGGAGACTCAACAAAAAGTAACCCTTATTTAAGTAACGTTCAGGACTTTATTGTGTATAGAAATGCCGTACGTCAATATGCAATTAATCCTGTAGCTGGTGACATTAACTGGCCTACAGTCCCCCAAGAAGTTTGGACAGCGGTATAGTGAATACACAGCTTAGCCAAAACAATCATTTAGTTGTACCAGGGTTTATTAGCCTGGCACGAGCTGAATATTTGCTAAATGATTTTTTTGACTTAGAACAAAACGGTGGTTGGGAAAAAGACCCACAAGCTCCAAACTCCCCTGCAATATGTAACTTTAAACCGTTCCTTGAGTTGTTATGTGAAAAAACACCAGAAGTAAGTGTATTAATAGGTGAAACGGTGTTACCTACTTATTGCTACGCAAGAATGTATAAAAATGCAGAAAAGCTACCTAGGCATAGAGATAGAGGTGCCTGTGAAATTAGTCTTACAGTACATTTAGGTAGCGACGTTACTTGGCCTATTTTTATACAAAAACCAGATGGTACAGAAGTATCAGTAGTATTAAATCCGGGTGATGCTATGTTGTACTTAGGTTGTGTAGCAGACCACTGGAGAGAATCGTTTACAGGTTCAAATTACGGGCAGGTGTTCTTACATTACGTACGGAGTAATGGCCCATGTGCAAAATATTATTTTGATAAAGTTAGATGAAATACTTAACTGATTATATTCAGGTGTTTGAAAATATAGTTCCTAACGAACTATGTGATGCTATTTTGCACGAGTTTAGTAATGAAAAAGAATGGGTGCAAACAGTAGTTGGTAAAGGGCGGGAAGATAGAAACATCCGAAGCGCAACTACTATTGTGATGTCTTATCCACACGTCATTGAAGTAAATAAACCGATTAGGGCCGAACTAGACGCCAAGATGTTTACGTGCGCTGTCACTGCTATTGCTAAATACAATGAAAAATTTTCTTTAGCTAAAATAGAGCAAGACACAGGGTATGAGTTATTAAAGTACAAAGAAGGCGAGTTTTATACTCAACACACAGACTCTTTCAAAGATAGACCTAGGGCTGTTTCATGCTCGTTTGCCTTAAATGACAACTACGAAGGCGGTGAGTGGGGGTTTTTTAACCAAGAAAAAGTTATTAAAGTACCTAAAGGCGCAGCTGTACTATTTCCGTCTAACTTTATGTACCCACACGAAATAATGCCTATAACAAAAGGCACGCGTTATTCATGCATTACTTGGTTTATTTAAAATGATAAGCATAATTGATTCCGCTATCCCACAAAACATTTTAAATGCGTGTGTTCAGGAAGCAGAACATAGCAAAAACTATGGTGTTCTACACATGGCTGGAGATGGCTCTTATGGGTTTAAATATAATTGGTTATTACAAGAATCAAACCAACCAAACACTTTTACTAATCAACAGTTTAAAACGCTGTGGGAAGAAGTAAAGAAACATGTTCCAACCAATACTAGACTATATAGAGCATATGTAAATGCACATACGTATGGCGTTGAAGATGTTATACATGTAGATGATGCAGAACTTAAAAAAGGTTTTACAGTTATTGTATATTTATGTAATGGGTGGTACCCAGAGTGGTTTGGTCAAACCGTGTTTTTTAAGTCTTTAGACAAACAAAATAACGACATAATTAATTCTGTTTTACCCCAATATAATCGAGTAATTATATTTGATAAAGACATACCACACTGTGTGTCTCCATTATCAAGAAAGTTTGCTGGGGTACGTTTAACTTGTATGTTTAAATTGGAGTTGTTGGATGACCCCACGTGAATATTTAATTTCTTTAGAACTAAACGAAGTGCCTCATAGCGGCAAAACGTTTTTAGAGCATTTATACAACGTAGAAGACATTTTACGTATTTGTGGACAAACTGAAGATGTTTGTTTAGCAGGGCTCTACCACAGTATATACGGTACAAATTACTTTAAAGTAGACTTGGCGCAAGACAGAACTACAATACAAAAAATTATTGGTGAGAGGGCTGAACATCTAGTATGGTTGTTTTGCAATGCAAACAGACCTTTTTGTTGGTTTTGTGGTAATAATTTAGTTATGATAGACGGAACGAGTGTAACGTTAGACGCTAATACTTTACATGATTTACAGATGATTGAAGGCGCTAACCTTTTAGAACAAAAGTGCGGTGCGGATATGATTGTATCATTCACGGCGAATAGGATAAATAAATGATTCAAGAAAACCCAGCAGTTAAGCTAGAAGACGGTACCGTAGCCCCACGCCATACGGTTGAAATTCTTTGCCCCAATTGCGGGCGTGATGTAGATGAGGTTGAGCTAGCAGCACAAAAGTGCAACGATTGTGGGCATGACCTTTCTACGCCTAAGCAAAACGTAGCTATTAACGTAACGTCTAAGCCTATTGGCACTAAAGTATGGGGGCAGTAACATGCTTAAACTTTTATTTGAAGTAATTATTAATAAGTTCAAACCAATTGAACCTGTTGTGGCACAAGAAGAAGTGATTGAGACCAAGAAACCAGCTGCTAAGAAAGTTGCCGTTAAAAAACCAGCTGCTAAGAAAGTCGCGGTTAAAAAACCAGCTAAAAAGGTTAAATAATTGAAAGACTTACTGCCACAAATACTTGCTTATGTATCAAGCCCGTTCAGGCTTTTTGCTATTGTAGTAATGGCAGTATTAACCTTTACTGGATACTTTGTTTGGCAGAACCAAGGTTTGATGCTTGATGCTTACACCAAGTCAAAACAGCTACCTTCTATGAACTCTGCTCGGTATGACGATGCTGCCAAGGTAATATTCAAGGGTACAAACGCTGACTTGGTTGTTATCTTCTCTGTTAACCCGCTGTTAGGTACCCGTATTGTTGAAAGGGCTTACCAACCAGATAAGCGGTATAAAGAGTTTGATGGTCACGATGTTGGACTTTTTACAGCTAACGCATCTAACAACCATGACATTATTAGGCTCATGGCTAATGAAATACCGTGTGGTGAGTATAAAAAGGCACAGTCAGAGATAGGCTTATGGTACAAGGCTATTGGTATTAACTACACCTGCCGAGTATCTGTACCGCCTGATGTTAATAAGTTTATCGGTCAAATTACAGTTGGTTGGAAAACACAACCTGAAACACCTGAAGCTATGCTAACCATAGCAAGTTCGATGTTAATGAGGAAATAATATGTTACCTATCGCAGCTCTACTAGACGTTGGCATGAAGGTTTTGGATAAGTTCATACCTGACCCTGAAGCCAAAGCCAAGGCTCAAGCCGAATTGCTCAAGATGCAGCAAGAGGGTCGTTTGGCTGAACTTAATGCCGATAACATTGAAAATCAAGAACTGACTAAACGCCATGAAGCTGATATGTCTAGCGATAGCTGGTTGTCTAAAAACATCAGACCTGGAACGCTTATCTTTATTTTGATTGTATATACAGTGTTTGCAATGATGTCAGCTTATGGTTACAACGCTAACGAGTCTTATGTAACTTTGCTAGGGCAGTGGGGTATGCTGATTATGTCTTTTTACTTTGGCGGCCGTACTCTTGAGAAAATCATGGATATGAAAGCTAAGAATGAATCTAAGTCCTAACTTTACCCTTGCAGAACTAACTGCCAGCGAAACAGCTGCCCGTAACGGCTTAGACAATACGCCAGGCCCAATTGCTTATCAGAACCTAGTGCGTCTAGCTAACTTCTTAGAGCAGGTTAAAAAAGTGCTTGGTGGTAAACCAATTATGATTAACTCAGCTTATCGTGGTCCAGAAGTCAATGCGCACGTTGGTGGGCAGAAAGCTAGTCAGCATTTAGTAGGCTGCGCGGCTGATATTAGAGTGCCAGGAATGACGCCAAACGAGGTTTGCAAAGCAATTATTGCTTCAGATTTGCAGTATGACCAATTAATCCGGGAGTTTGAATCTTGGACCCATATTAGTATTCCTAACGAAGAAGGCTCGACACCAAGAGGACAAACGCTTATCATAGACCGTGCGGGCACTCGCCCATTCGTTTAAGGTAAATTATGCCATTCCAAAAGCTACAATTTAAGCCTGGGGTCAATAGAGACCAGACTAACTACACAAACGAGGGTGGTTGGAATGAGTGCGACAAAATCCGTTTCCGTTCAGGGTTTCCTGAAAAAATTGGCGGTTGGGTTAAAGCTACTACAGAATATATGCTTGGCGTCTGTCGCCAGATGTTTGGATGGATTACGTCTTATTCTGACAACTTATTAGCTTGTGGCACCAACAAAAAAGTCTATATTGAGGTAGGTGGGTATTTTTACGACATCACTCCACTACGCCCTGTTACACCCACATTAACATCTCCGACTACTAATAACTGTATAACTACAACTAACGGCTCCGGTGTAGTAACTATTGTCGCAGTGGGTGCTAATGCTATTGAAGGTAACTACATTGATATAGCAGGTGCTACGTCTGTTGGTGGTATTACCGCGGCTACGCTTAACGCTACACACGAAGTAGCTACTGTTATTAACGTCAATGCGTTTACTTTTACCGTAGGTACAAATGCCACATCTACCGCTACAGGTGGTGGTACAGGAATTAACCTGTCTTTTGAGATAGACATTGGGTCTGCATCACAAACTCTAGGGTATGGTTGGGGTACAAGTACTTGGAACGATAATTTTGGTTGGGGTTTAAATAGCCCTGTTGGTATTAATCTTGTCCAAGATGATTGGTGGTTTGACCAATTTGATAACAACCTTGTAATGAATCAGCGAAATGGTCCTATTTATTATTGGGAACGCGGCACAAACAATGACCCGTCTGCGGCTTTAGCTACACGCGCTATTTTGTTAGAAGACATAAGTGGAGCTGCTGATGTACCTAACAAAGCTATGCAAATTTTAGTATCTCAGAACGACAAACATCTTTTAGCTTTTGGTAGCCAACCTTACGCTGGCTCAGCAGCTGATTTTGACCCGTTGTTAATTCGCTGGGCTTCTCAAGATGACCCAGGTATGTGGACACCTTTGGTTACTAATTCAGCCGGTTTTATTCGCGTTTCTCGTGGTTCTTTAATTGTTCGTGCTATACCGACTA